TATCGCCATCTTAATTGACTCTCAAAAGAGAGCCTTAGCCTATTAGAAGAGCTGTATGCTCTGGTTTGATGTTTTTGACACCCCAAGCAAGAGAAATCTCATATCTAATCATTCTATGACCCGGATATATTGCTACCTCAAAAGTCAATCCAGTTCTAGGATCTGTGATAGATGTAACATCTAGTGCCATATCGCCTTCTTGTGGTCTTTCTGGCATACGAGTAGCCAAGATGATAGCAGAACGGTTAAACGCCATATTTCTAGCAGATGTAGCCGTTACTGTAATAGCTCTAGCGCCAGCTGCTTGTGCAACTTTGATACCAGGGGCAGCGATTACGATTGAATCTCCAGCAGCTGGGTTTACACCTGCAAAAGTTACAGAAGTAACAACATATTTGTTTGTATCATTAGCAAGAGTGATAATGTCACCAGCAGCAACAACACCAGTTCCAGCAGTAGCAAGATTAATAGTAGTTTGACCTACTGTTAGGGCATCAGCTGCCAAAGTAGTAGCATTTGCCATTGCACCTGCTGTTTGAGTTTGAATGAATGAACTCTCTCTAATATCCATTCCACTTGTAGTCATAAATACGCCTTGACGCATTACGCTATCATTGAATTGAACAGATGAGCTGGATTGTTTACCCAAGAAGTTAGCACCTGCCGCTGTATTAACAACAAGTTGGTTGTCTGTTAGTGGCGCGCCATTGTCTTTCAGAATTTTCAAAGTTTGAGTCGCATCTGTAAAATCGCCAGCTGTTCCAAAAGGAGTAGTTGTTGGAGTACCATAAGCTCTTGAGAATGTTTTTTGCAATGCCGATAAATCTGCTTCAACTTCATTAACTGCTGCCCTCATTGCTTGTAGCATTTGGTTTGCTCTAATTGGTAGATAACCTACACCCGTTGACAAATGACCTTGCTCGTTTCCATTCCATGAGAACGGGAATGAACGCGCTTTGCTAATTACAACAGAAGTATTGCCAATTGTTTGGTCTGCTGCCACTGGTAGTGTCATAGTTGGAGATATATCCTCACCTGCTGCGTTTGCTGGAGCGATAGGAATATATACAGATTGCCCTTTAGCTGCTCTGTCAATTCTAGCATCCATTGTAACTGATGGGATAAGCCCTGTCATTTCTCTTGATACTACATCAAGAGCCGCATATAGGTCTGGTAATAGATTTGTGTGTGTGTTTGCCATTTTGTTTCCTTATTATTTGACTGCCCCGCCGTCTTGGATAAACTTCATTTTCTCAACTGCATTTAGTTTATCAAAACCTTCACGGGTAATTGTTTGAGTGTTGCCACCTGTCTTGTTATTGCCCCCATCGTTAGAGCCATTTGCTTTAGACCTAACGAATTTGCCTAGTTCTTCTTTGATTTGATCTTCTGATTTATTCCATTTCACCTCATCTCCGTTGATTTCAACATAATCCATTGCGAATCTTTGAATGACTTGTTGTTCTAATTCATCGGATGTCAAAGATGATGCAATATCTCTTACCATTATCGCACGGTCTTTTTCGGCGATTTTTCTTTGCAAATCTTCTGCTTTTTTTAATGCTTCCAACTTCTCTTGGCGTTCTCGTTCTGATAGGTCTTTATATTTGCCTTGCTCTTCAAGAATCATGCGTTCAGCTTCTTCGCGTTCTTTTTTAATCTGGTCAAGTTCTGACTTCGCCGTCTTATTGTTCTCGCGTTCTTTTTGAAGTGCGCTTTTGAGTTCTTTTGGATCGTCAATTCCCTTGACTTTTAATTGAAACCCGCTATCTGTTTGCTCGTATAATGAATGCAATGAAGCATCAAGCCCATCAAGATTGTCTAATTGAAATTGTAACATAATAACCATCCCGGTAATAAAATATAAGCATCTCGCTTACTGTAATTATAACATATCTATAATAGGTCTTTTTTACGGAGCTGTTCTAGTGTTAAAGTTGCGCCTTTGTTGTTTATGAATTGCTCTATTTTGATCTCACCTTTTCTAAACGCTTCTGCTCTAGTTTTGCCTAATACTTCATTTTGGACGGCTTTGTTTTGCCTTTCTAGCCATTCGGGATAGGTTAGTTTTGCAGATACCGGTCCTGATGATGAAGCTCTTGTGCTTTCTATGTTTAAATCATATTCGGGCTTTAATTCTGGAATCCTTACAGACCGACAATTATGCACAATCACACCATTAACCAAATAACTATTATCTTCTTCTACTTCTAAATTAAATACTAAGTCATTATATGCTACAATGTTAATATCATTAACGATGGAGGTATAAAAATGTTTAACTTTAAAGATAAGGAGTTTTGCCAAAATTTTATTCTTGAGCATAACCATAGATTGCAGAAATCCCTTAGAAGTATAGAAAGGGAATTTGGCTTGGCTAATGGCACTATGAGTAGGTGGTGCAAAATACATAATATTGAAACTCTTACTAAATCGGAGATGGCCTCTATTATAGGGAACAGAAATGTATCTTTGGGAATCAATACCGGCGAAAATCATTGGGCGTTTGGCCATAGAAAAGAAACTCACGAAATGTATAAGCGGCACTCCGAAAGAATGATTAAAGATAATCCTGTTAAAAATGCTTTTATAAGAGCTAAAATGCTTGATAGCTTGGCCGTAACACAAAGAGAAAAGCAATGGCCATCTGAAATGCCTATTAAGTTGGCTCTTGAGCAATATGGGATTAAATATGTTCATCAATTTATTATAGACGATAGAATTCTTGACTTTGCTATTCCAGCCCTTAAAATAGCTATTGAATGTGATGGGCGAGGGCATCGAGACAGATTCGAATCCGACAGAATAAGGGATTATGTTTTGGTTAAACAAGGCTGGATAATTTTTAGGGTGAGTGATATTAGAGCAAGGACTCCCATCAGCACAATTCATAGTGTTATGTCCATTATAATACAGTTCATCCCCGACGGAGACTTCATCCGCCCTAACCCATCCTTTTCCAACACAAAGAAGGGGGTGCTCATCCGTCACTTTAATAGTGAGTCCGACATTATTTGTCATGACCCTAATGACGCCATTATCGGATTTCTTAAACATGGTGTTTAATACTTTTTTAAATCTTCCTTTGTGTGTTAATACAAAATCACCTATTTTGACATCCTCTATCTTTATATACCCTCTGGATGTCAATACCATTTCTCCTTTGGCCACCGAATTATAATGTAATGGTGGTTGTGGTCCTTCATTGAATGGGAATACTTTACCGTCATTTGAAGCACATATAATAGTTGTACGGCTATCAAGTACCGCATCGTATCTTTCTCCTACGAATAATTTATGGTAAGGTTGCCATGCTGCGCGTCTTGCCATCGCCCCTGCGTGGTTGGTAGCGGTTAATACTACGGCTCTAGCTTGTGCTATCGTTCGCGTATCGGTTAATTTCTTAATTTGAGATGCAATAGTGTCTGTAGTTTCTCCGTTCACTATGCCTAAATCAATAATAGATTTGATGTCATCTTTATATGCAGATGAAAACGTATTAATCAAATCAGCAATTGTCATGCTTTTTTTGCCTGGAAATCTTATCCTAGAAGTTGCTACAATTGATGCTATATCAGCCGCGCTTGTACCTGTGCCTATTGCAACGGTTGTGACTGTTGTATTGTCGAGTAGTTTTAAAGTAAATTCCTGTTCATACACTGCAAACTCATTAAGCCTATTCATGAGTTCGTCACTCAGTTGCGTTATGCCATTGTCTATAATGTTATTAAGTTGTTTTAGGAGCTGTTGAGTGTTTTGCGATAAAGGAATGGATCTCGACAACAATTGAGCGTTAATATCATCTCTTAATTGTTTGAGAATTGGAGTTATATCTTTATATATTCCATTGCCAAGCCGTTGGATTAATATTTGATGTGTTGTGAATTTATCTATCATAATCCGCCTCCACTTGCTTCAATCTCCGCGTCTATCTCCTCGTCTGTTCGCCCGGATGCTATAAATTCGGCTTTTCTTAGATTGTTTCTAATATCAGAAGTTGCCACTACTCCTCTATCTAATAAAAGGATTTGAGCGGTAATCTCTTGCGGTGATAATGTAGTGTCAAAAAATTCTTTATTAAGCGTGAATACAATATTGCCCTTGCTACCCATAAAGTCTGCACACCATGTTAAGCATTGGGTTATCGCACTTTCTGCGTTGCCTACCAAGTTATCAAGCATTGAGTTTTCGCTAGAAAATCTTATCTTAACTGTTTCAGTTGATTCTGCTTGACCTGATTTGCCGGTGAATATTCTAGCACCAAGCATGATAAGCTGATTTTCTTTGCTCTCCATTGCTTTAGCGTGCATTTGATTTTCATTTGCTTGCAATAGTGTAGCAGTTCCATTATCGGGTAATGGGATTATAGAGCCATCTCCAAAAGTATAAACGCCACTTGGTAGCATTTCATCTAACCAAGATTTATTTGGTGCGGTTATTGCTGGAGTTGGTACACAATATCTTAGCAAATCTTCATAATCTGCGCTATTCTGATAATGCCCTTGCGATACATCAACTATTGCCCAAAGAGGCATATTATCAACTTCCGGATCATTATCTTTTGAGCCACACATAATAAAAGGAATAACATCAAAGGTTGTGCCGTCTGCTTTGGTTGGCTTGACGCTTGAAGTTACCTTATCTTCTACAATAATATCAATACTATAAATGCCATCTTCTAATTTTAACTTTTTGTTGGTTTTAGAGTCTATTTTTAAAACAACTTCGTTTAATATGCCGGTGCTATCAGTTTTCCAATTCAAGATGTTTTCTGCGGTATATGTTACGATTTTAGCTTGAGTGCCATAATCCACAAAAAGTCCATGCCTGCCTATTGATGTGACGTTAGTTACTAAGTCTTTAGTGAGTTGGTCTAGCGTTAACCCTGCGCCGTTTGCGTTAAGTATGAGATATTCTAAGTCACTTGGTAATTCTACAATAGCAGGCGTTCTAAAGACTGATCCGACCAATCCCTCTAATGTTCGTGATGTAAAGTTAGTATATTTTGCACGGGCTTTATAGTCTATATTACGTCTTATACCCTCAGTCGATGCATCTCTTGTCACATCTTGAAGATAATCTTGTACATCTCTCATCCCGCGAATAAATGTGCGGATTTGTAGCCAATACGGCAAAAAGAGATTGTAATCGGAGTGATTTTCTTGTTTTTTCATTATTTGCCTTTCTGAAATTATAACATATCCTAGCGAACGAACCCGCCAGAGATTTTGCCATAAGTTTGGATAGGGTATTTATAAGCTATAAAATATCCAAGAGCGTCATTCCAGTCATCAATCGCCCCGCCTTTGTGTTCTGTGTACTTTTCTGGCTTACCATTGTCTAAATAAGCTTGGGTTTGCAAAGAAAATATAAGCTTTTCAACTCTATCGCTTATAAACACTTCATCTCTTGCTAGTTTTCGGTTTACAGCATTGATTCTATCTCTTACCGCCGGGTTTGACTTGTTAGCGTTTATTCTTAACCCATTATCTTGTAATATTTCAAGCGATGATCTTGATGCGTTAGCAGATTCATTGCCTCCAGATGCGTCCGGATAGATTATCTTTTGATGATTTTGGTATTGTGTCCCGTTTAGTTTGTCTGCTATTTGTTGAGTATCATATACCGCCCAACCATCAACTACATAGACTTTATTGTCTTTGATCCCACATATTACACAGACAGAACCGCCAACATTAAAATCTACGCCACAATGAAGTATATCAAAGTCATCAATAGTTAAAGTAGTAGTATGTTTGTTAAATTTAAAGTTATGATAAACAATATTCGTATTTAATACACCCCACTCGCCAAGTGCATAAATGTTATATTGCTGAATGTCATAGTTTTTTATATCTTCTATCTCTTGCTTATATTCATCATCTAGGAATTTATTGTCTAAATATGTGGTTTTATAGATGCTAGCTTTATTTGCAGGATTATCAAAGAAATGTGACTTTAGCCAGTGTAAGTGTGATATAGGGTTGAATGTTAGAATAATTTGCTTATAGTATGGCGTTATACCTCTAAGTCGGCGATTAAGCTCCATAATATCGTTTTGATCGCACTCGCTTGCTTCTTCTACCCAAATGCCGGTAATGCCTTGTATTGATTTAAGTTTCTCAATATCGTCAAGCCCAAAGAATAAAAGCGTGGAATTATTGTGAATATATGTTATCGTCATATCTGATTTATTTATTTTAAAATCGTCTGATAACTCTATATCTGATATAACATCTTTGAACAATTGGAATACAGATACCCTAAGTGTTTTGGCTACTTTTCTAGTAATTAAAAACTTATGGTTTTCTTCTGATATGATTCTAGTGAGTATCTTTTGCGCTGTCGAGTATGATTTGGCACTACCAGCTCCACCGTATGATATAACCCATCTTGATTTGTCCTCAAAGAATGGCTTGTGTGAAGCATTACGCTTTTGTTTAATCATATTCAATTTTAATTACTTTGTTGTTTTGCTGTGCGTTAGTGTTTGTTACTTCTATCTTAGGGGCGTGCCTTGGTGCTACTTCTAGAGTGATTGCGTTTTTATCTATTCCTTCATCAAGTGTCTTATAGTCATTAGCATTCAATGGGACTTCAACTAATTCAATAACTTCTGTGTATGATCCATTTTCTTTATCTGCTATCTTACTTCTTAGTGTTATGGTCTTTTTATTTCTTTCTAACATTTGGTTTTTTCTAATCAAAGATAGTGTTGCGGTATTAAAAACCATACTCTGATGCCCTATCTCTTTTTCTATCATCTTATCAAGGACTGTTATCTGATAATCATTTAAATTGGAAACTTGCTTTATAATCGTTTCCTTTTGTAGCTCTAAAGTTTCCTTTTTTTTCTCAAACGCGATGACATCGTCCTTTATTGCTAATTTCTCTGTTTCCTTTTGCCAGTTTTCTTTATTTACTTTTTTGGATATTGTGCCCTTTGGAATGCCAGTAGCTTTAGTGATTTGCTCATATGGTACACCTAACTCATATAATGATTTAGCTTTATCCCATAGGTCTTGGTTAATTGCCATCTACAAATACTTTCTTGCATAAATTAAATAACTCACATGATATATACCCTGTCAT